GTATTACCGTTGGAAACGTAGAGCCATATTATTTCTCTAAACTCAGAATTAATACCACAGTAAACTTTATCATAGTAAGATGTATTAAGATCATCAAATATAAATCTACGTACTGTACAATCTAAAACTTGAACTGCACCTGCAAAAGCATAGAAATTATCATAACCCATCCAATATGTAGTACCATTATAATCTATAGCTGCATGTTGTCCTATTAGTCCACAGTTAGTTCCTACTTGTTGAAACTTAAATACAAAGTTACCACCAACAAACTGCATAAGCCAAAGAGCATTATCTGTCCAAATATTAATAGCATTTCTTGCACGAACAGCACCAACTATTTTAGTTCCATCTGTTAATACAACCTCACCAGCATCTGTAGCAGCGGTTGGATTCCACTCATTTCTATCATCTTGATCAGACCAACGAACAAGCATAGGATCAAATGTACCACTAACTGTAGCAGTAGCTTCAAATCTATTTGTACCAAGACAAATAAGATGTCTATCGTTAGGTGATACAATAATAGAGTTTGTACTTACAGGTGATGTTGTAACAGATGTTGCTCTTGTTGGTTCTGTACTTGCATCAGAATCATAATAGAATAATCCACCACCTCTTCTATTAGCTACAACATCATCACCCCAGTTATCAAAACTCCATTGTGATATATCTAAAACTAAATCAGTAGCACTTACAGATGCAGGTTGATTCCATCCTCTTGTTTTAGCTGCTGCTCCACCACCTGTCTGTGGATATATACGAGCAGTTATATTTAAATTAGATGTAGCATTTTCTGTTGCAGATGCTGCTGTATTTACACTAACAATTATTTGTGTTCCATTAACAGACACAATAGTAAACTGAGGACCACCAATATCTACACTGTTATCTGTTGGCTTTGTTAAAATTAAATTACCACCTACAGTAACAGGAGTTACAGAAGTATTAGATGGTAAGAAGTATACAAAATCATTTGCTACACCTCCATGTGCAGCCGCACAAGATACTGTAACTAATGTATTACTACCAGTTGTAGATATTTTACTTATACCTACAGATGTAGGCTCTGCTGCATTATACGATGCTGCGGCCCAACCTAAACCTGCTGCTGCTAAAGAGTTACCTGTTGGTATATAATAATTAAAGGTTGCACTACCTACATCACTACCAGTTGCATTAGCCGCAGTTGTAACATTAATTGTAAAAACATTTGCACTTTCAACAGATACAACTTGATAAGTATTACCTTGTAAACTTACAGCATTAAATGCCGCTGAAGATGTAAATAAAACATAATCTCCTACTGATCTATTATGTGCATTATCAGAACAACAAACTCTAACAGAACCAGAACTTGTACCAAAACAATTTGTTAAAGTAGTATTTTCTGTTAATGGTGTAATATCATATAGTTCATCTGATTCATGAATATAAAGTTTTTCAGGTGTACCAAATATTGCAGTAGAAATATTATCAGCAGGTTTCCATGCTAGTAATGCTCTAGCTGATCCATCAAATGTATCTCCTTGTGCTCTTGTTTCATAGCCTCGCATATTCTCAGGTTTACCTTCACGAAACCTAACACGATTTCCATCAAACCATTTACCCTCTTCTGCATATTGGGTAGATTCTCTATGAAAACCCGGAGCTAATTTAAATGTTTGTAACTCTGTCATATTAAGTCTTAATAATATAATTTAGAATAATTGTTGGTTGTACGTTATTATGTGCTGATCCACTACCAGTATTTGCAATAAGAAGTTGATCAGCCCCTCCACCTACACTTACTGATGTTCTATAATTATCATCCCGATCACTAAGAGATCTTCCTAAACCAACTCTTGTAATTCCACTACTATCACTACTATCTTGTTCCATAGCAGCAGCATGACTATGTGTAGCAAGTTCAGCAGTAGTTAGTGTATGTGTTTCAGCACCACCAGTTCCTGCAAGATTATCACCATCAACACCACCTGTTTGTCCTGTTAATCTATCAGCACTTGTTCCACCCATATCATCTTGACCAGCAACAACACGACCACGAAGATCAGGAATACCAAAAGTAGATGATCCATCACCAGCACCATAAGTTGTGCTTATAATACCAAACAATGTAGAGTATGTAGAACGACTTACTGTTTGACCAGCACATAGTAAAAATCCAGTAGGAGCAGAAGCACCACCAAAAGGTATAACTGCACCAGTAGGCATAGCTCCAGTTAAGTTAGAACCGTCACCAAAGAAAGCACTTGCACATACTTTAGAACTTACGTGTACATTTCCTTTTACAGTTACATCAGATAAAAATGTAGCGTTACCTGATACTGTAACAGTGCTATTAAGTTGAGAAGCACCACCAACAACTAATGCACCTGAAACTGAAACATCATCTTCAAATTCTGCTTTACCAGTAGTATTAAGAGTACCTGCTAAAGAGGTATTACCAGATACATCTAAAGTTCCTCCAACAGTTAAAGAACTAAATTCTGTTGGAGCAACATTAAAGACACTTGTTCCATTAGTTATTACAAATTGATTTTCTGTTGGTCTTATTGTAACACCAGTTTGTCCAGCAACTTTTAATATAACATCTGCACCAGCAGAAGCATAAGATACAGAGTTACGCACTACATAACTTTTAGAATTATTAGGTATAAGAATATTAATTGTACTATGAGTTCCACCTACACTACCTTTAACTTCAAGAAAAGCAGAACGAGCTTGATCACCACTACCTTGATTTTCAGTTAGTGTAACATTAGCAGTTGTTCCTACTGATATAGTTGTATAACCAGCAACTGCATCATCAACAAGACTAATAACACCATCATTGAGAACTTGTCCCCAACTATTAGCATTGTCTCCATCGCCTTGTTTATTAAGTCTTAGGTTAGTGGTAAAAGTACTAGCCATTTTATTTTCCTTTTATTCTTCAGAAATTTGTTTTGCTGTTTTGTAATCTGATCTTGATGTTACTAAAGTAATAAAATCACTTTTTATACTAGGTATTGAATCAGTAAAGCTAGTGTCTTCCATTAATTTTACAGTCCATTTTTGTTGTAGTCGTGAATAACAATTAGCTGTTTTTTCACTTACCATTGTTTTAATCCAAGTTTCAGGATCAATTAAATTATCCTCAAGAATTTTTTGATCTTCATCACTTATTGATAATGTTAGATTTAGTGCCATTTTTAATTCCTTATCCTAATAAATATCCACCAAAAACAGTGAATGGCTGTTGCGCTGATCCACTACTGAGATCTACTGTATCACCTCCTGCACCATTAAGTACAATTACTAAATTAACTGTATCACTTGCATCCAGCTTCATGATCCCTGCTACACTCATACCAAAATTAACTCCTGCATTTGCAAAGTTTATGGGATTAAAAGTTGTTTCTATATTACCAACGTCTGATTGATTTGATTTTATTGCAAATGTACATTGGCTAGTGCCAGAAGTCATTCCACCACTTATAAATACCTCTCCAAAAAAATGATACACTCCTGCCACTGGTGCAGTAAAGGTTGCATTTGATGCATTGAAATCTGAGTTAGTATCAAAGTATTCTGTGAATCCATCTGTAATTGTATATGATGTACCATTTCCTGTTCTGTTTAAAGAGTTGCTTGTCATCCTAGCAATAAAACCTGATTGTGATGCTTTTAAAACATGACCTGCTGCATCAGTTTGTAAAGCAGAAGCTACAGTTAAAGTACCTGCTACTGATACATTACTTTGTAAATGAGTAGCTCCTGCTACTGTGACTGTTCCACCTACAATTAATGCTCCACTTACAGACACATCGTCTTCAAACTCTGCTTTGCCTGTAGCTAAGAATGTACCACCTACAGACGTATTTCCTGTAATGTCTAGAGTAGAACCAAGACTTGTAGCTCCAGCTATTGTTACTGTAGATCCAAAGTTAGAAGCTCCTCCTACACTTAAAGTAGAAGCAAGTGAAACTGCACCACCTATTGTTGTTGTTCCACCTATATTAACATTACCACTTACTGAAACATTACCATCAAATGTAATATTACCTGTAGTAAATAATGTGCCACCTACAGAAACATTACCTGCTACATCTATATTTCCAGAAACTGATACACTGTCTTCAAATATAGCTGCCCCTGCTACAGTTACAGTAGATCCTAAATGTGTTGCACCACCTACACTTAATGTAGAAGCAAGACTAACTGCACCTGCAACTGTTACTGTACTACCAAAATTAGCAGCACCTCCTACACTTAATGTAGATGCTAAACTTACTGCACCAGCAATAGTAGTAGTACCACCTATATTAACATTACCTGATACTGATACAGCATCTTTAAAAGTAGCTGCTCCTACTACTGTAACAGTGCTTGCAAAGTTAGTTGCTCCACCTACACTAAGAGTAGATGCAAGACTTACTGCACCAGCTACTGTTACCGTTCCTCCAATATTAACATTTCCACTTACTGAAACATCGTCTTCAAATTCAGCTTTGCCTGTAGTAATTAATGTTCCACCTACAGAAGTATTACCAGTAATATCTAAAGTTGATCCAAGACTTGTAGCTCCTGCTATAGTAGTAGTACCGCCTATATTAATATTTCCACTAACAGATACATTATTATCAAAAGTAGCTGCTCCAACAGCTATAAATGTCCCACCTATAGAAGTATTACCAGTTACATCTAAAGTACTTCCTAAACTTGTAGCACCAGCTATTGTAACAGTGCTTGCAAAGTTAGTAGCACCTGCTACACTAAGAGTAGATGCTAAACTTACTGCCCCTGCTATAGTAGTAGTGCCACCAATATTAACATTTCCACTAACAGATACATCATCATCAAAAGTAGCAGCACCTACTGCTAAAAATGTACCACCTATAGATGTATTTCCATTTACATCTAAAGTGCTTCCTACTGATAATGCAGCAGATACTGCTAGACTACCACCAACTCTACCATCACTAATAATAGAAGCAGCTATACCTGTAAGATTAGAACCATCTCCATGATATGCTGATGCACAAACTCTAGCATTAGTAGCTTGAATATTTGTACCTGCAATAGTAACTGTGCCACCTACATTAAGATCACCACTTACAGAGACATCTCCACTAAATCCTGCATTACCTGTACTTCTAAATGTACCACCAACTGAAGCAGAAGTAGCTACATCTAATCTACCACTAACAGAAACATCATTATCAAATGTAGCTTTAGATGTAAATGTACTTGCACCTGCTACATTAAATGTACCACTAACAGATACATTATTATTAAATATAGCTGCACCCTCTACAGTTACTGTACTACCAAAGTTAGCTGCTCCTGATACAGATACGTCATCTTTAAATACAGCTTTACCTTCTACAGTTACAGTAGAACCAAAGTTTGCTGCACCACCTACAGTAACAGTTGATTTTAAATGTGTAGCTCCTACTATAGTTGCGGTACTAGATACTTGTAATGTACCGCCTACCACTGCATTACTAACTGATATATTACCTGCTATTACAGCAGTAACACCTGTTATATTTGAACCATCTCCATAAAATGCAGAAGCACATACTCTATTATCTACATGAAGATTATTATCAAGAGAAACAGAACCAGCAACTCCTAAAGCACCACTAACTTGCACAGCATTAGTTGCAACTTTAAGTGCTGTATTAGTACCATCTCCTGTTTGTATAGGTTTAAGAGATGTGCTCACACCTTCATTACTAACAGCAGAACTTACAAGTATAAGCTGTTTATAAGTATTTGAAATAAGTCTTCCTGTTAAATCTGTCATATTAGTTGCCAATACTGTTCTGTTGAATCATATGTACTTGCTGCTTGATCCCATGTTAAATTTCTTCCTGTATCATCTGGTCTTGGATTTAGTATAGAAGGATTGTCTCTAACATCAGGTACTTTATTTTGTGGATGATTTTTTAAATCGTATTGTCCTTCATAATCTGTTGGGCATACTAACATACCATAGCTATTCATTCTCATTTGACGATGTGGATAAACAAACCCACAAATGTCACACATAGCTAAAGCATTTTTAGTGCTTGCCATTAAATATATCCTAACTTTGGAACTATATACATAGAAGCTCTTTGTCTATCTTCTTCCATAGCTCTTGCAAGAAGTTCTTCATAATTAAGTTTTAAAAATTGTATTTTATCTGCCGTAACACCGGGACGTTTTATTGACATATAATAAGAAAGACCCATTGTTAAACATGGTAAAAATCTTTTAGGTATATCAGCATTTTGTATTGCTGATTTATTTACATCTTGTAATTCTTTTACTAATTCTAATTTAAGAACATCAGTTGAATTATCTGGTAAAGGCCACACACGTAAAACAGGATTGTCTCTTTCTCTACGAATAGAGTATTGATTAGGTCTACCTTTTTGTGTTTTATTTGGTATAAGTAGATATTCTTCTGAAGTAATTCTTTCTAATTGTAAATCTGTATCATCTCTATTAATAACAACTTCAAGAGCATCTATAGTAGAACTATCTAAAGAATATGTAGCAGTGCTTGCTGTCACAGTTAAAGAAGAAACAGATGTACTCCAAAGCATTACACCACGATTCTGCCAATCTTTAAGCATAAGATTAATAGAACGTCTAGCAGATGCTGGTTCATTACCAAGTGTGCTCTCACCACCAATCATTTCTGTAGCTTCTTGAATAACTTCATCTATATCTAGATTAAAGTTATATGTTCCTGACACTGCCATTATTTCTTAGTCCTTCTTCTTACGGCTTTCTTTCGCTTCTTGAAAGTCCTGACCATTGTGGGCTTGCCTTTTATTCCTTGTACTTTCGCTCTCTTCCTTGCGACAGCACTCTTGATCTGACCTTTGGTCATGCGTTTCGCAGTAGCTCTTGGTACGCATTTTGGATACTTCCTTTTGCTAGTTTTAGTAGACTTACGACCACAGGCTTGGAACTTGCCCTTTTTCTTAGGAGCACCAATATCAACCCAATCACCCTTTGGGCCTTTTCCAAACCAGTCTTTTAGGCTCATGCGTAACCACCACCACGTTTCTTATAGGTTCTAACTAAATATGCATTTGCATACGCTGAAGGGTATACCTTGAACTTACGTTTAGTTTCTGCTTTTACTCTCGCATAGAGACTAGGATTAGTTGGTCTAGGTGATCCTTTTTTTCTTTTTGTTTTTGGCTTTGCTTTTTTGATTGCCATCTTTCAATACCTTCTTTGCTCGTTTAGCTATTTTTACAACTTCATTCTTACCCATTACTTTTGCACGTTGTTCCATAACTGTAAGTATTTGTATTTTACGTGCATAAGGTTTCTTAACTCGTTTAACTTTAGCTACAGTAGCCCTTGCGTCTGCTGGAGTAGCAAACTTTATACTGACTGTATCTTTTGGATTTTCATCAGTATAAAGTCTACGACCAGAGCCTTTAGGTTTTTTTCCTGTACCTTTTTTAGGATCAGGCATTACCTAGCACGACCACCAGAACGTCTACGAACTGCTCCACCACGACTACGTGTTTTAGTCATCATGCGACCACCTCCTTTACGAGTACGTGTCTTGCTCATCATGCGGCCACCACCCATACGTTTTTTCATCTTACTTCCGTTTTTGCTTCTTCCTTTTGCCATTGGATTTCTCCTCCTTTGCATATAAATTATTAAAAGTAATATTAGGATTCATATAACTATCATCTATTTCCGCTGAATGAATATACTGACTAGGTACAAAATCTGGTGCTCCTTCTCCAGTTTCCCATAAAGCAGGGTTTGTTACTCTCACTCTATTATTAGGTAATGCTACAATATTACCTGTAAACTCACCAGCATCTATAAGTTCTAATACATGTGATTGTTTATGTTGTGCTGGATCATCAGATATATGACTATCAGTATAATCA